TTTATTCCTTTAGTTTCTTCTAATGCTTTAGCATAAGCTGCTAGTTGAAGATCATAGGATTTATGTATACTATTAGAAGTTTTAAGGTCTAATAACCAAGTCTCTCCATCTAACTCAACAACTAAGTCAGCAGTACCGGCGTATTTATGCTTATCTGAGAATACAAACTCTTCTGCTGATATAGGTTTAGGGTTATAAGTTTTCCAAAATTCATAAAACTTTAATATCATTTCCCATACTAGTTGAGAATACCTAGCATTTCCGAAGTCATCCATCCAAGATACCTCTTCTCCTCTTATTAACTTCTCGGCAGCTTCATGTACCTGAGTACCTTCTTTACCTGCTTTTCTCATAATTAGATCGGCGTTATGCCCAACATCCTTCAACCATGTTTCGAAGAATTTAGCTTTGGGCATATACTGGAGTATTGTAGTTACGGACGGGTAATATACTCCTTCCGATCTTTTATAAACTCTCCTATCAAGAAAGTTAATTTGTTTTAATTCAGGGTTAAATTGTAATCTATTCTTATCATTTTCTTTAAGAATATTTGTTCCTTGCTTTATCATATTTCTAATTTATGCATCATTAGAGTACTTAAGTCTAATTCCTTTGCTGTTTGTACAAGTTCTGTAAATTGTTTAAATCCCATTTCCGAAGGATCTTTGTCAGTTAGTTTAACTAAAAATACTCTTTTACCTAAACTAAGTAAGTGTTCGCTTATTTCTAATGCTTTTAATCTAGCATCAGTGTCTAAAGCTATATAAATGTCTTTGTTATTACTTGATATAAGTTTCTTTATTAATGTATTAGAGAGGGTCTTTCCCAGTATAGGAATAGCGTTTCTTTTAATTGCTATAGCATCAAATACTCCCTCGCATAAAATAACAGGCTGATTCCAATTAATTAAGTTCTCGAAAAATATTATGTCTTTGGAAACTTCAGGATTCCTGTACTTGTGATAGGATCCCTCATGAGTTCTTGCAATAAAATAATTGAGGATATTCGATTCAGAATAACTTGGGATAATAATTCGTCCTCCATACTCTCCAGCTGTGCAATACCCAACGTTGTATTTAATAAAATCATTGTCGCTAAATCCTCTCTCATAAAGATATTTTTTTATTTTATTTGCTATTATAGAGGTCGTAGAAGCATTATATAAGGTTTTAAACTCTTTTGGTAGCTGAACTGCAGCTACTTCTCTATATTCTGTTTCAGATCCTTTAGGGACATATCTTAGTACCTCTGTAGCTTGATCTCTAGGAATTTTTAACTGGTATAGTAGAGACTTAATCGTTCTACCTTTAGTTTGACATACCCAGCATTCCCAAGGATTCTGTCCTTTTTCGTTAGTTCTAAAGTTGATTTCAAGTTTAGGCTTATGATGATTACAGAAAGGGCAGTTAAAAGCATGGTTCTCTCTAGCTCTTTTGTAACTTTTGCCTAAAATATTTTCTATACTACCTAGAAGAAAAGTGTAGTCCATATAGTTCGTCCGTAACTTATATACTAATATAAGAAATTACTTCCGAATATACAACTTATTAGTTAACTATTTTTTCAATAGCTTCCTTAACTATACCGCTTAATACTTCTTTTTTATCAATATCTAGATAATCATTAAGCTTTTCTGCAATAGTTTCTGAAAGAGTATTTATATCTTCTGCAGACATTACTAACTCTTTTTTAGTTACTACTTTGTTGTTTTCTAATATGACTTTTGATAGTTTCATAGTCTTTAATCTAATGGACCGTAATCACCTCGAGCCATTGCATCACCAAATTCTCGAGACTCTTTTGTATCAATTGAAACGTAAATTGGATGATCATCTGCACCTTTAGGTCCTATGCCGTAATAAGAGCTAATTCTAATGCCTTCTAATTCGTTGCCTTCTTTTTCATGCATATCAATTACTTTTTTTACAGTAGCATATACTTCAAGTTTCCAACTACCTTTTGGTTTTATTCTTTTAGCAGTAGGGTTAAATAATTTATCATCAGTTGGTATATTGATATATTCAATAGTTTCAGGCATTCTTTTTAATGCATCTTGAAAATCTTGTAAAGTATCAGCATTACCTAACCAGTCAACAGAGTATTTTTCTCCGTTTACTATACTAACGTCTTCTCTAAAGCCTTCAAATATTATACTGGATAATTTCATAATTAACAGCAGCTACAAGAACAATCACAAGGATCGCAATTACATGTTTTACAATTACAGTTCATAATTTATAAATTTTAAGCTTCAAATCACCAGTTCCTTTTATAAGACGGTGATAGGTCTCTTTTGGTATAAATAGTTTGTTTTTTGTTAATTCTTGAGGAAATTCATTATCAAGTTGAAACTTCCAGTCAGTATTGTGAGTAGCTTCAATATACCTATCCTCTTTATCTCTATGCCAAACATATTCAAACGAAGGTGTATCGTTAGAAAACTCTCTAAGTACGTACCCTTCTTCTTGGTTGGTAATTTCGTTGTAAGGTCTAGCCATTAATTATATTCTGATAATTTTCTTCAGCTTGATTCCAGCAAAGTACTTCAAAAAAATCATCGATATAATCACCTCTTTGGCTTTTATGTTTGAGATAGTATGCATGTTCCCAAACATCCATACCTATGATAACCTTTCCTTCTTTACTCATCAATGGGTTGTCTTGATTAGGAGTAGAAGTAATTTTTAATTCACCGTCATGGTACACTAACCATGCCCATCCAGAACCAAATTGACCCAAGCCTGCTGCTTTGAATTTTTCTTTAAAATCGTCGTATGAACCAAAATAATTTTCTATTTCTTCTTTTAATTCACCAACAGGTTGTTTTTCTGGTTTAGGAGATAATAAATTAAAGTATACATTATGATTATATACTCCACCGGCATTATTTCTAACAGCACTATCGTACTGATCTATATTGTCAAATATTTCAGATAAAGGTTTAAATTTACCTCCTAATGCTTTATTTAATTTAGTTACATACCCTTTTAAATGTTTGTTATGATGCTCCTCCATAGTTTCTTTATCTATATGAGGTTCTAATGCATTATACTTATAAGGTAATTCTAATAACTTAAATTCTTTCTGTTCGAACAAAATATCTTTTATTTTCATTTTACCAATATCCTGAAAAGTTAGAGCTTCCTCCTAATGATTTCCAATAACGACCTATATTACAGGACCAGTATCCTGGTTTAGTTTTATCTTTCTTTTGAGCACATTTATGACGTGCAGCGAAAGATGCTCTTGCACCTCTCTTTTTTAGTTTAACTGATAGGCCTGTATCTCCGAATGATACTTTTTTAACGTTACCTTTTTTAGACTTCACATATACGTAGAATTTTTTACTACCGCCTCTTTTAGGTTTGTTAAGTTGTACTTTTTTACCTCTATACTCTGCTTCAGGTATATAGTCTACAGAAGCTTTCAACATATCAAAGCCTGAGTAATCAAAAGTTTCATTTTGAAGTTTAACTGCCTGTCTAAACTTACTCATATCTATATTACCTCCTATACTTTCAACTAGCTCTTTAACTAAATCATAATCTATCATTTCATCTATAGAAGTAGCTTCATCGATAGTCTCTTCATTTTCTATCATACTATCTATCATACAGCCTATTTCGAATAGAGCATTCTTATCTGGAGATACCATAGGTAAGTCAAGAGGAACTCTCATTCCATTATAGTCTCCGTATTCTCCTATGTCGGTAGTCTCTAGTAGCTCTATATCTTCTTCACTAAGTTCGATTTCTTCGTTTCTATGCGCTTCTCTTGCCTCTTTGAATAATTGTATAAAGGCATCAGAGTTATAACGATAGACATGCTCATGCAATGATAGACCATTGTCTAAATGATATTTTAAAGATGGGTATCCAACTATGTCTTTTAATTTTATCATATTAATCCATTTCAGGGTGAAATAATAATTTTATAACCTTAGCTTCTTTAGCGACTGATTTACCATCTATTTCTACTTCTATAGGGTATGGTTCAAATTTATCAGCCCAATATGCTACATCGTAACTCTTATCTTTATTATTAGTTACTAATAAGCCTCGGTTGTATTTATCTTCTTCTGCTTGAAGTACCATCTGTTTATCGATAGGTAAAATTATATCCCCCATTAATTTTATATTACCTTCTTCATAATCATCTCCATGATTATCTTCTTCAAGTCTGTACTGGTTAGGATTTTCTAGAGCGGCAACTAAAACATCTAATACATTTTCATCTTCGATGCTCATAATTTTATCTATAATAAAGTCAGCATCAGTTTGTTGAAGCATATCTTGTAGCTTTCTTTTTGCTACTCCTAATTCTTCTTTTAGTATTATATCAATTAATTTCATCCTTAAAATCCTTTCGGTAAAATTTACCGAGTATATTATCGTTTATATGAGCACTATAAGAGTCCTCAAGTACGTTGTTTATAAATAGGTGCTTTGTCTCATAATAAGTTAATAGCTTTTTATTAGGTACAAACTCTAATATTCTTTTTTCCCAATTCTCACCTGCTTGATCTTTTTTAGCAAGAGCAACTATTTCTTTTTGAGAACCAAAATAGTCTTTCCAGTCTGATTCAGTTCTTACTTTTTGTTTAAGAGGTACTCTACCGCCTATTCCTTTTGCCTTTCTTTCTTCTCTTAATGCTTCTAAAGCTCTTTTACCTAGTCTTTTGTTACGTTCGAAGAATAGGACTTTCTTACCTATGTAACGGGTATCTGTTGGTTTGTATCTAACCTCATAGATGAACCCATAGGTATCTTTTGG